GGAAGATATGCTGGAAATAGGTTCAAAGTGGAAGGTCTTGAGGTTCGTATTATAAATGACGATAATATTATCGCAACGATTCTTGACCCAAAAGACATTTCTTATGTATAAGGTAATGGAGAGCAAGGAAAATGGCTATGGCTGAAGACATTCGTGAAGACGAAGACATCGAAGAAGCTACGTCTGTTGATTTTGATGACGACGATCAAGACGTTGAAATTGAAATGTCTTCGGACGAAGAAGAAGAAACCCGAACAAATGTTCGTAAAGATTCTTCAGGAGACGAAGAGCTAGATAGCTACAGTGAATCTGTTCAGCGTCGAATCAATCAACTAACGGCAAAACGTAAGCAGGCAGCAGAGGAAGCTCAAGCTGCTGTTCAGTACGCCCAGCAAGTGCAAGCTGAAAATCAGCAAATGCGGCAGCGTTTGCAGCAATTAAACGGTGCATACAACAATGAAGCGGAAAGCCGTCTAAACGCTCAAGAATATCAAGCCACTCGCGCTTTGCAGGAAGCAAATGAAGCTGGCGATTATGAAAAAGTCGCAAAGGCACAGCAGGCACTAGCTAAAATTGCTATGGCAAAAGAAAAAGTTAGTGAGCAAAAAGCAAGAATTGCGCGTCAAAATCAAGAGCAGGAAGCTCAACAAACGCAGCAAGCTCAAGCCCCGCAACAACAATATGTTCAACCGCCACAACAGCAGCCACAGCGTGATCCCAAGCTGGAAAGGTGGATGGAAAAGAATCAATGGTTTGGGTCAGATAGAATCATGACCCGCGCTGCTCAAGCAATTCATGAGCAACTCGTATTAGAGGAAGATTACGATCCTACAAGCGACGATTACTACAAAGAAATCGACTCTCGTATGCGTAGGGAAATGCCTCATAAGTTTAAGGATAAACGGTCCAACGCCCAGACCGTTGCTCCTGCGTCTGGTAACGGACGGTCTGTAAAGTCAGGGCGGAAAAAGTCGGTGGAACTTACACCCGGTCAAGTGGCGTTTGCCAAAAAAATGCGCATCCCTCTGGAAAGATATGCGAAAGAAGTCGCTCGTTTAGAGCAAAACAGGAGAGATTGATATGGCTGACAGGACATCACGCGAAGTACAATCGCGGGAGCGCACAGAGCGCAAAATGGAATGGCGTCCCGGTACAGCCTTAGACGCTCCTGAACCTCCCATTGGATATGTTCATCGTTGGATTCGTGAATCTGTGATGGAGTTCGATGATAAAACTAACGTTTTTAAGAAACGGCAAGAAGGCTGGGACCTCGTTCGCGCAGAGGATTACCCAGATTGGATTGGACCTGTAGTAGACGAGGGTCGTAACGCTGGTGTCATTGGCAACGGCGGTCTTGTTCTCGCACGAATGCCCGTCGAAATGGTTGAGCAGCGGAAGAATCACTATAAAGGTGTGACTAAAAATCAAATGGACGCAGTGGACAATGACTGGATGCAAGAAAACAATCCAGCCATGCCGAAACTTGCTCCGCAACGTAAATCTTCTGTCTCGTTCGGCTCTAGTCGAAAAGGCGGATAAATTGAAGGATAAAGAAAATGGCTAATCAAGATGCCTCTTTTGGCCTTCGTCCAGTTCGTACAAGCATTAGCTCACAACAGCAAAACCGTTATCGGATTGCTTCAGGCTATGCTACCGCTATTTTCCAAGGCGACCTTGTTGCTATGGTAACTGGTGGTGGTATTGAGCGTGTTGCCGCAGGAGGATCAGGTTTGATCCTTGGTGTGTTCAACGGTTGCTTCTATACCGATCCAACAACTGGCAAGCCAACTTTTTCAAACAGCTACCCCGGTAGCGTTTCAGCATCTGACATCATAGCAAACGTTATTGATGATCCGGGTGCAACATTCGAAGTACAAGCAAACGCTGCATTCCCTGTAGCTGACCTAGCAGGTAACTTCGACATCGTAGACCAATCACCAGTTGGCGATACCACATCAGGTATCTCTCGCTTGGAATTGGCTGTATCAACTGGCGCGACAACAGCAACATTGCCGTTGAAAGCCATTGATATTTCTCAAGACCCTGAGAACAGCGATGTATCAGCCGCGAACACAAACGTGATCGTAAAAATCAACAACCACCTGTTCAGCGGTGGAACCGCTGGCTTGGCATAAGGAGATTGAGTTATGGCTATTTCACGCTCCCAACTCGTCAAAGAACTTGAGCCGGGCCTGAACGCTCTATTCGGTATGGAATATGACCGCTATGAGAATCAGCATGCAGAAATCTTCGATACGGAAACATCAGACCGTGCATTCGAAGAGGAGGTCATGCTGGTCGGATTTGGGAATGCTCCCACAAAATCCGAAGGTTCTGGCGTTGAGTTCGACAATGCAAATGAAGCATACACTGCTCGTTATACACACGAAACAGTGGCACTTGCATTCGCATTGACTGAAGAAGCAATCGAAGACAACCTGTATGATCGTCTTGGTGCGCGTTATACGAAGGCGCTTGCGCGTTCTATGGCTCACACTAAGCAGGTCAAAGCGGCTGCTGTTCTTAACAATGCGTTTGACAGCAACTTTGCAGGTGGCGATGGTAAAGAGCTTTGTGCGACTGATCACCCTCTCGCGGGTGGTGGTACATTCCGCAACGAGCCGTCAACAGCAGCAGACTTGAACGAAACTTCGCTTGAGAACGCTTTGATTGACATCTCTACCTTCGTTGATGAACGCAACATGATCATTGCTCTACGTGGCACCAAGTTGATCATTCCACCACAACTGCAATTCGTTGCAGACCGCTTGTTGGAATCGACTCTTCGTGTTGGCACAGCAGACAATGATGTGAACGCGATTCGTAACATGGGTATGCTTCCAGAGGGTTACACTGTTAACCACTTCTTGACAGACCCAGATGCGTTCTTCATCAAAACTGATGCGCCTAACGGATTTAAGCACTTTGAGCGTTCTGCAATGAGAACGAACATGGAAGCTGACTTCGACACAGGCAACATGCGCTTTAAGGCTCGTGAACGCTATAGCTTCGGCTTTAGTGATCCACGCGCAGTATTCGGTTCCCCCGGAGCCTAAAGTGTGTTACAGTAAGGAGGACTGATGGTTTTTCATTAGTTCTCCTCCCTGTTTAACTTGGGGCAGCTTCGGTTGCCCCTTTCTTTTTGTCTTAATTATGTTATTCTGATTTTATCCCTGACAGTCGCATGGTGCGGCTGACACTAGCCACGACAGGAGATACACATGGCTAACACAACTTTTAGCGGTCCAGTACGCTCAAAAGGCGGATTCAAGGAAATTGATGAAAACGCTACAACTGGTGCAATCACAGAGAACATTTCTATCACACACGATGGAACAAACAGCGTTGTGATTATCAAAGACCTACCAACTTCTGATCCATCTGTTGCAGGACAATTGTACAGCAACTCAGGTGTCTTGACTGTCTCCGCAGGATAAGGAGATAGATCATGGCTGACGCAGTAACGTCCCAAACACTTATCGACGGTGACAAAAAAGCTGTTATGAAGTTCACCAATATCTCTGACGGTACTGGTGAATCAGCAGTTGTTAAAGTTGATGTAAGTGCGTTAGCCGCCGATTCTCAAGGCCGCACATGTACTGGTGTGGCTATTGAGCGTATTTGGTGGCAGTGTATTGGTATGAAAGTGCAAATCTTATGGGATGCAACTTCTGACCAATTTTGTATTGAGCTAGGTGAAAATCAAAGCGGCAATCATGATTATACTGTTTTTGGCGGTCTGACGAATAACGCAGGTGCTGGAAAAACAGGTGATGTTGCTTTTACCACTATAGGTCACACAAGCGCGGATACTTATACAATTATTCTCTATATGAGAAAAGAGTATGGCTAACTTTCGTTCCATAACGCAAGTTGGAACATCTGAGCCATTTGAGCTACAGGTGGCCCGTGGTCAAATCACGGGTCATAAAACGACATTTAAGTTTGGTTACAACAACGATGTCGGAGACTCAAAAGAAACCATCTGGGAACAAGGTGGTTTGTATTCCTACCCCCCATCAGCCACGGTGATGACTATATCAAGCAGTTCGGCTAACGACACTGCCGCAGGTACTGGTGCAAGAACGGTTGAAGTTTTTGGCCTAGATGGTGACTACAACGAAATAAACGAAGTTGTCACGTTGAATGGGCAAACTGCTGTTAACACCACAAAATCTTACCTACGGATAAATCGCGGCATTGTTCGTAGTGCGGGTAGTGGTGGCGCAAATGCTGGTATAATCTACGCTGGCACAGGAACAGTGACCACTGGAGTTCCTGCTAACATTTATCTTCTTATTAATGGCGATGGTGATAATCAAACATTAATGGGTCTTTGGACAGTTCCCGCAGGATATACAGCCTTTCTTACAAAGATGGCTTTGTCCACAGGTACATCAACTCAGACACCTGCTATTCTGAATGCGAGTCTTGTTGCTAGGCCATACGGAGAAGTCTTCCAGATAAAAGAAAGATTTACTCTTACAGATGGCGCACACGAGCAATTTTACACTTTTCCATTAAGGTTCACAGAAAAAACAGACTTGGAGATGAGGGCGTTTTCTTCCTCTGGATCTGTTAACTTTGATGTTTCTGCGTCAATGGAGTTTGTCTATATAGAAAACGAGGATTGGACAAATGGCTCGTAAAAAAGAAAATCCAATACGCAAAACCACTGGTAAAGGCGGTAATTATCGCAAAACTAAAGCTGGTGCAGGAATGACCAAAAAGGGTGTTGCCGCGTATCGTAAAGCAAATCCCGGCTCTAAACTTAAAACCGCAGTTACAGGAAAAGTTAAGCCCGGTAGTAAAGACGCTAAACGGCGCAAGTCATTCTGTGCGCGTTCTGCGGGCCAAATGAAAAAGTTCCCAAAGGCGGCAAAAGATCCTAATTCAAGGTTGCGCCAAGCTCGTAAGCGTTGGAAATGCTAATGGCTGATAAAACTGTTCACGATTTGGAGTTGGAGCTAGTGAAGTTTCAGACACAACAAGATCATTTAGTGGAAAGCGTTGATAAGCTGAAAGATGACATGAAAGAAGTCAAGATCACTTTGTTTCAAGCAAAGTGGATGATTATTGGCGCTCTGCTTGTAGCTGGTTTAATGAACAGTGACACGCTTATGGAATCTATAATAGGGCTTGCTAAGTAATGGCGATAGGTCGTTCGCAAATGGCGCAGCAAGTGATGAAACCGCCTATGAAGAGGAAGAAAAATGCCAAAAGACGCATGTTATCGAAAGGTAAAAGCAAGGTACAAAGTTTTCCCAAGCGCATACGCAAGCGGAGCAATAGCAAAGTGTCGAAAAGTGGGCGCTAGTAATTGGGGAAATAGTAAGAAAAAGCCTGTAAAAAAGGCTATGGGTGGTGTTATTGAGCCATCAAACGAGTATCGCAAACGTCCAGTTCGCCGCATGATTGGAGGCGGTGAAGTTATTGCAAACGGTTGTGGCAAAGTTATGTCTAATCGCCGCAAAGTAACGAAGAAAAGCTAATGGCTGTACGGAAGACAAAAAAGGGTGCTGCACTTAAACGCTGGTTCAAGGAAGACTGGAAGGATGTTCGCACGGGCAAGGCGTGTGGGCGTCAAAAGGGTGAGAAGCGCGGAACTCCATATTGCAGGCCAACTAAGCGTGTAAGCTCAAAAACTCCAAAAACAGCTTCAGAGATGACATCAAGCGAAAAGCGTAGTAGAATATCTCAAAAGAAACGTCTTGGTCAGCCTGCTGGCAAACCGAAGCGCGTTAAATCGCTTAAAAGGAATAAGAAATGACCGTATCAGGCTCAACAGACTTTGAATTAGATGTAGCAGACTACATCGAAGAGGCTTTTGAGCGTTGTGGTTTAGAGGTCCGCACTGGTTATGACCTGAAAACCGCAAAAAGATCCATGAATTTAATGTTTGCTGATTGGGCAAATCGCGGTTTAAATCAATGGACGATTGAGCAAAGATCCTTCACGGTTACATCCAATGATGGCGATTATGATCTTGGCACTGATGTAATAGACGTTCTTTCACTTGTTGTGCGCCGTGATGGAACCGATTATGCACTAGACCGTATTGGTCGTGATGCATATTTAAATATTCCTACAAAAACCACTCAAGGACGCCCAACTCAATATTTTGTAGATCGTCAAATCACGCCTGTGTTAAAAATGTGGCCTTTGCCAGACAATAGTACAGATGTTGTGCTGTATGATGCCTTAACGCGACTTGATGACGCAGATACATATACCAACACTCTTGGCGTTCCGTTTCGATTTTACCCCGCACTTGCCGCAGGTTTGGCTTACTATATCAGCGTAAAACGTGCGCCTGACCGTATGCAAATGCTTAAATCTCTCTATGAAGAAGAGTTGAACCGTGCAATGGATGAGGACCGTGATCGCGCTTCTTTCCATGTCGCTCCATATTTAAGAGGCTATCGTTATGTCTAAGTACGCCACAGGGAAGTGGGCATACGGCATTTCAGACCGATCAGGGTTTCGCTACCGTTTGCATGACATGCGAAAGGAGTGGAATGGTCTTTTGGTGGGCAAAGACGAGTGGGAAGAAAAACATCCCCAGTTAGAGCCTCTTAGAGTGCGTCCAGACCCACAGGCACTACGAAACCCGCGCCCCGATCCAGAAGCTGGCGCAGTTTCTGTAAGCGTTGGTGATAATATATTTCCTACCCCGCAGAATAAGATGAACACCATCGGTTATGTGGGTCAAGTTACGGTGGTGATTTCATGAGCTTTACATACGACGAACTAAAAACTGCGATTCAAGACTACACTGAGAACACCGAGACAACCTTTGTGAACAGTCTTAATATATTTATTAAAAACGCAGAGGAGCGTATTTTAAAAATTGCTCAGTTAGATGTATTTCGTAAAAACCAAAGCGGCACGATGACAACGGGAAATAAGTATCTTGCTCTTCCTGCGGATTATCTTGCTCCATTTAGTCTTTCGTTCACGAATGGTAGCAATAAAGAATTTTTGCTGTTTAAAGATGTAAACTTTATTCAATCTTTTAATCCAAACAGCGCAACGACTGGTGCTCCTCGTTATTATGCTCAGTTTGATATAGATAACTTAATCTTAGGACCAGTTCCTGATTCTGATTATGCTGTTGAGCTTCATTATTTTTATCGACCAGCGTCACTGACGGCTGGCGCGGGAAGTGGGACAACATGGTTAAGCACAAATGCATCAGTAGCCTTGTTGTATGGATCTCTTATTGAAGCATATACGTTTATGAAGGGTGAGGGCGATTTAATACAAAATTATACACAGCGTTTTACTGAAGCCTTATCTCGTGTGAAAAACTTTGGTGAATCACAAGAAGTTACTGATGCGTATCGTACAGGTCTTATTATTAGGGAGAAAACATGATACCTGCTTTGGATATAGGATTGCCAGAAGATTTTGGCATTGAGGTTCAAACAACTAACAAAAGAGGCTTTACGCCTGAAGAAATTGCACAGCGTTGCGTTCAGAAAATTGTAAGTGTTTCTGACTCAGCACCGCCTGCAATTCGTGATCAAGCTCGTGTTTATGAGCGTCAGATTACAAAAGTCGTCGAGTTTTATTTACGAGAGGCTATCAAAAGTGACCGAACTACGGTATATAATGCACTTACAGATGCGGGGCATCCCAACCTCGCCGAACTAATCAGGAGACTGTGACATGGCTTTTACTGGCAACTATATGTGTACGAGCTTTAAAAAAGAGCTTATGACTGCAACACACGATTTTACTGCGTCTACGGGAAATACTTTTAAGTTGGCAATGTACACCAACAGTGCTTCCTTTACAGCAGCAACAACAGCGTACACCACTTCAAACGAAGTGAGCGGCACAGGTTATTCTGCTGGCGGCGGTACATTGACAAACGTTACGCCTACGACATCTAGTACAACCGCGTATACTGATTTTGCTGACTTAACGTTTTCTACAGCGACAATCACGGCGCGTGGGGCGTTGATTTATAATGACACTGCTTCAGGTGATCCTAGCGTTGTCGTTCTAGATTTTGGCGCAGATAAAACATCTACTGCGGGAGACTTTACAATTGTTTTCCCAACTGCTGGCGCAAGCACTGCGATTATTCGCATAGCTTAACGTTTAAGAGGATAAATTATGTCTACTGGAATAACTAGTAGACTTATTTCTGTACCCGCGCAGAATAGTGCTACTTGGACACAACGTACAGCGGATATATCAGCTTTTGTTGGCTGTAAGGCCAGATTGGTTGTTCTTTACCAATCTGGCTCTTCTTTTACTGGTGATATTCAATTAGATGATTTTAATATTGGCGGAAATAGTTTTACTGACTTTTCTGTAAGTCAAGGATTTCAAACTCAAAATGCTTCTGATGATTCTCAGTTAACAAATGTAGATGATATTCAATCAGATTATGACGCTGTAACATTTCAAGCAGTTGGCACAAGTACAAGTGCTTATGGCTTTTTTGTAAGAGATGCTTCTGGAACTCCATCTGGCTCAACAGGTCTTACATCTGGCAATACTGGGTCTTATTATTTATATGCTGAAACTAGCAGTTCAGGTAGCAACAATGATTTTTGGTTACGTTCTCCAGAAGTTACAATAAATAATGGAACATTAAGTTTTTATACTGCTCAAAGTGGTGCTACTTGTGGTCCCATATACGCATATTTAGAAATTACAGAGGGTAATACTGGTCAGACTGGATGGGGTAGAGGAACATGGTCCCAAGGAGAATGGGGCAATCCTCTTCCAATTACCGTAACTGGTGTATCTGGAACGGGTCAAATTGGCTCTGTTACTGTATCTGGTGCGAGTGATACTCCTGTTACTGGACTATCTGCGACAGGAAACGTTGGTTCTGTAACAATTGTAGCAGAGGCTAATATTTCTCCATCAGGATTGAGTGCCACAGGCCAAGTTGGATCTGTAGTTGCTTCAATACCTGAAAGTGTATCTGTCACAGGATTATCTTCAACAGGACAAGTTGGCTCTGTAACCGCATCAATTTCACAAACTGTTTCAGTTACAGGTGTTTCTGGAACAGGAAGTGTTGGGTCTGTTACCACAACAGCAGACGCAAATATTTCTGCTACAGGATTGTCTTCAACAGGAAGCGTTGGATCAGTAACCACTAATGCAGAATCAAACGTTTCTGTCACAGGTATATCTGGCACTGGTGAAGTTGGAAGTGCGTCTGTAGCTCAAGGCATAACAATAAATGTTACAGGGCTATCCGCTACTGGAAATGTTGGGTCTGCTACCATAACGGCAGGCGCAAATGTTTCAGTCACTGGATCGTCTGGAACTGGACAAATTGGAACATCTATTGTTGATGCTCAAGCTAATGTTCCCACAACTGGGTTATCGGCTACAGGATCTGTTGGCAGTGTAATTGTTCATGAAAATGAAGTCGTAAATGTAACTGGCTCAGAAGGTACTGGAGAAGTTGGGTCAGTTACGGTTATTGGGGATGCAAATGTTTCTGTCACTGGCTTGTCATCTACTGGATCAGTTGGCTTAGTTACTGTTATCGCGGAAGCGAATACTTCAGTCACTGGATTATCTGGAACTGGACAAATTGGAACAGTTAATGTTGATGCTCAAGCCAATGTTCCCGCAACTGGATTATCAGCCACAGGATCTGTTGGTTCAGTTACAGTAAATGCTGCATCAAATGTCTCTGTAACTGGTCTTTCAGCCACGGGTCAAGTTGGCGATGTAATTGTTCATGAAAACGAAGTTGTAAATGTAACTGGTCTTTCAGCTACAGGACAAGTTGGAAGTGTAATCGTTCATGAAAATGAAGTCGTAAATGTAACTGGCTTAGAGGCTACTGGATCTGTTGGATCAGTAACTATAATTGCAAAAGCAAATACCTCAGTTACCGGGTTGTCTGGAACTGGTGAAGTCGGAATAGCCGCTGCTGACGCTCAAGCAAATGTTCCTGTCACGGGATTATCAGCTACGGGATCAGTAGGTTCTGTAACAGTTGTTGCAGAGGCAAATGTTTCCGTAACGGGGCTTGAGGCTACAGGGGGTGTGAGTTCGGTTTCTGTAACAGCAGATGCTAATATTTCTGCCACAGGCGTTTCTGGTACAGGTCAGGTTGGGTCAGTTGTCGTTTCTCTTCCTGTAGATGTTGATGTAACGGGTGTCTCTGCAACAAGTCAGGTGGGATCGGTTACAGTCACGGCAGCATCAAATGTGTTTCCAGACGGAGTTTCTGGGACAGGAAAAACATCACAGGTTCTTGTTTGGGGTCCTATTGTTCCAAATCAAGATCCGAGTTATACTCCAATAACACCATCTTCTACCCCTTCTTGGAGTGATGAATCACCATCTCAAACTCCAAATTGGGATGACATAGCAGCATAGGGGAAAACCATGCCTAGTACATATACAACTAATAACGGTATTGAACTCATAGCTACAGGCGAACAGTCTGGTACATGGGGTTCTACCACAAACACAAACCTTGAACTTTTAGATGCTTCTCTTGACGGTCAGGTGACTGTTACGTTGGCATCGACAGGAACTTCTGGCTCGCCAAATACGCTTCCAATATCAGATGGATCTGCTTCTAATGGTCGCAATCGTTTGGTTATCTTCAATGATGGCTCTGATCTGGGTGGAACAGCTTACGTGCAGCTAACGCCAAATGACGCGGAAAAAATTGTTTATGTGCGTAACAGTTTATCTGGCTCACGCAGTATTTTGCTATTTCAAGGCACGTACAATGCATCAAACGACTATGAGGTTCCTGCGGGAACGACAGCGGTAGTTTTCTTCGACGGCGCAGGCACGGGCGCGGTAGCGGCAAATGTGTTTGATAATGCACACTTTGATGCTTTAAATATTGTTGGAAATGCATCTGTTGGTGGAACTTTATCTGTTACTAGCACCTCTACATTTAATGATGATGTGACTTTTGTAGGCAGTACAAATAATATTGTCATTGATAAATCAGCAAATTCAATGACTTTTCAAGATGCTTCCAGAATGATATTTGGAACAGGGTCTGACTTGTTAATAGAGCATAGTGGCGCTTCTACAGAAAGTCGTATTTGGAATTACGGTGGTAATTTAAGTATTGCACAACAAGCTAACGATGAAGACGTTGATATTTTAAGTGATGATGGTTCTGGTGGCACCGCTTCGTATTTTCGTGCGGATGGATCTACTGGAGAAGCCATGTTGTTTTATTATGGTTCAGAAAAACTTGCGACGAAAACAGGCGGCGTCGAAGTCACAGGCACTGTGACCGATGATGGTGCTACCCACGATGGTGATGTTACCTTTACAGGTGCTAACTATAACGTAGTCTGGGATAAGTCGGCTGATTCACTAGAGTTTCCAGATAATGCAAAAGCTGTTTTTGGTACAGGTAGTGATTATTCAATCTACTGCGATGGTTCTTCTACTGAAGAATTAGTATTTGAAGAAACTGGGGATGGTTCTGGAATTTTTAATTTTAAAGGCGATCTTGCTAATATAGTTGGTCCTATTGTTAGAATAGAGCATGATGTAACGACTGGAGGCAGTGGTAGCTTTCCCGGTACTTTTCAAGTGCTTACAAACGATGCTGGCGGCACTGGGTTTACAGCTTTTTCCATTACTGCCAAACTTGTAGATTCCACGTCTGGGGCATCAACCTCCGAAGCGCAGTTTGCAGTAAAAGAAGATGGTAACACTGCGCCAGAAGAATATTTAAGACTAGATGGTGATTCGGAAAACATACAAACAAGAAAACCCCTTTCTGTTGTTGCTGGTATAACTGGCAACGTTGATGTAGCTGGCAATGTCACGGCTGATGGGCTGACTGTGGATGGTGACGTTACCTTTACAGGTGCTAACTACAATGTTGTTTGGGATAAGTCGGACGATGCACTAGAGTTTCCAGATAATGCCAAAATTGTTCTTGGTACAGGTGGTGACTATGCAATCTACAACGACGGTGCTGCGGCTGAACAATTAGTGTTTGAAGAAACTTCAGGTGCTTCTGGAGCTTTTGTTTTTCAAGGCAATCTTGCTAATTTAGTTGGCCCTTCTCTTAAACTAAAACATGATGTAACGGCTGGGGCTAGTGGTAACTTTCCCGCCCTACTGGATATGCAGACAAAAGATGCTGGCGGTAATACTGTTGTATCTTTTAATATTACTTCCAAACTTGTAGATGCCACGTCTGGAGCAGCAACCACCGAAGCTATTTTTTCTGTGAAAGAAGATGGCAATAGTGCAGCACAAGAATATATGAAACTAAATGGCGATGATGAGCAAATAGACGTATCAAAAAATATAGTTTCTACTGCGGATATTACGGCAGTAAACTTCAACACCACTTCTGATGCAAATCTCAAGACAAACATTAGCACTTTTGCAAATCCGTTAGATACGATAAACTCCTTGCGCGGGGTTGCGTTTGATTGGATAAATAGCGGTAAGTCAGAAATAGGTGTGATTGCTCAAGAAGTGGAAAAGGTTCTGCCTGATTTGGTGAGCACAAATAAAGAAGGAATTAAGTCGGTTAAATATGGAAACCTTATAGCAGTATTGATTGAGGCTGTTAAAGATCAACAATCTCAAATCAATGAACTAAAATCAAAACTTAGCTAATAGTGAAAGGACACGAAGATGGCTATTAAGGTAAGCGGTACTACTGTTATAAATGACAGTCAGGGCTTGACTAGTATTGCAAGTATCGACAGTACAACAGCAGCAGCTATTCAAGCGGCGGGTGTTGGCGGAGGCGCTACTACGCCAACGCTTTCTGGAAATAGTGCTTTAACTCTATTTGACAATACATATACTTTAACAGTGAGTAATTATTCCAGCTATACTGTTCCACTTTTCTTTTACACTATCACAGATAACGGCGGCACTTTAACAGCCACGGGTAATTTTACAACTTCCAGTACAGACATATCTACAGAAGACTTTACTGGGACAGCCCCGTGGACGATTGAAGTGATGGCAGGAGATGTGAGTAGAGGATTTTCTGCTGCTGCGACAAAGTCAGTTTCAGATGTAACTGCGGTAAGCGCACGATATTGGAGAATTGGATTAACAGCAGACGAAGGTATTGGAGAGTGGCACTTATTTTCAGGACGAAACGCAACTGGAACAGATCATTCTCCATCAAGTTTTTTAGGCAATTACGCTGGTTATAATACCACTTATTCAAGAGACAAAGCACATGATGATATCGGGAGTACAATGTGGTGGACACTGTCGGGTTCAAGTAGTCAAGGAGGTAACACTCTGATTTATGATTTTGGAACAGCCAAATCAGTTAAGTCAATGACGTTTGTAAACTTTAGTCCATCATACGCTTTGGGGACGCACACTACAGCAGGTTGCACAGTGGCGAGTAGTACAGATAATGTCACATACACCGATAGGCTTACTGGTATTGTAACAAATGATGATACTTATGGAATAGGATCACCAAAGGTCTATGGTATATAGGAGAGGGTTAAAATATGTCAAAACAACAAACAATAGATTTTTGGATTGCGGGTTGTACCGATCAAGCAGTAATAAATATTGCAACCACTCTGGTTTCCAATGAGTTTGATGCACAGAACGCATCAAGTATTTTAGACTTCAATATGCCTTTAGAGTTTATTGCAACATTGCAAGAAAACTTTTCAAGCTATGCACCCCCAACAGATCAAGACTTAATGGATGAACGGGCCGAAATTCAAAGAACCAACAGAAATAAGTTACTGGCAGAAACAGATTATTTTGCATTGGCAGATGTTACACTGACATCGGAAATGACAACGTACCGTCAAGCACTACGGGATTTGCCATCACAAGCTGGCTTCCCCAACAGCGTTACGTGGCCCACAAAGCCTGATTAAATGTGTTTATTGGTCGCAGTTTTCTGGGGCCAATCTTTTACATTAGGTCTTTATAAGGTTTGCGTTTACGATTGTGGGTATGACAGGCCGTATTACATGTGGTACGATAAAGCCTATAAGGTTTCGCCTTATTATACGTGTCCCATGAGGTTACATGACACATGATAGAAATAGGTGTCGCAATCGCAGGCGCACAAGCGGCCTATAATTTTTTAAAAAAAGGCGTCCAAGTCGGACGAGATCTCCAAGATATGGGTCAACAGTTACAGCAATGGGCTAACTGTATGGCTGATATTGATCAGGCCGAAAAAATGGCGGAAAAGCCCCCGTGGTACAAGCTACTAGGCGGTGGTGTACAGGCACAAGCTATGGAAGTCTTTCTGGCTCGCAAGCAAGCACAAAGGATGCGTGATGAGCTAAGAGAACTCATTAGTCATCCAGCCATATTAGGACCATCTCACTGGCAGGAATTTTTGAGGATAGAAGCAGAGATTAGGAAACAGAAGCGCGAACATGACTTTCGAAGGATGGAAATAAAGCAAAGGATCCTAGAGTGGGTGGCGGGGATATTTGTGTTTATTCTTGGAGTGGGTGCTCTTGTTGGATTCGTGTGGTTAGCCAATGCTTGATCCCGTAGGAAGCCTGCCATTTGCCGTAGAAACACAGAAAAGCCGGGAGAGCATCGAAAACCATCAGGCGCAGCAGCAGGTGCAGGAAGAACACAATCGTGCTCACAAGCTCGCCAAGGCCCTTGAGCGGCAGCAGCTTGATTTAATGCTCAGTTATGATAGGTTTGGCAAAGCTAATAGCGACTTAAAGCCGCAAGGTAGCATCATAGATATGGAGGTCTGAATGACTTTAGCTATGGAAAAAATTCTTGCTTGGAAGATAATGCCGCGTTTCATGATGTTAGTTATGACCATCATGTACATCCGCGTTATTGAATGGGGAATGAGCTTGCCGGATTTATCAACGCAGCAATCCGCGATGATTTCAGTGGTCAGTGGTGCCATGACAGGGACGATAGCCGTGTGGCTGGGGAGCGAGAAAAAATGATGACGCTTTTGGGAAGCCTTCTTGGGTTTGGAACTTCTTTTTTACCAGAGGTTCTTAACTACTTTAAGGCAAATCAGCAGCACAAGCACGATTTGGAGAAAATGCAGGTTGAGATGGACCTGATGTCAAAACGTGCGGAACTGAAATTAAATATGATGGACAAGGAAGCGGACATCAAAGAAGCGGAAGGGTTGTATAAACATGATAGTATGGATGCGGGAGGTTTTATCAATGCACTTCGAGGCTCTGTCCGTCCTGTCATTACTTATTGTTTTTTTGGGCTTTTCGTTGCCATCAAAGTGACCGCTTTGTTTGCCTTAATGGAAACAGGGCATGACTTAGGTAAGTCTTTATCTATTCTTTGGGATAGTGAAACTTCTGCGTTGTTTGCGGCTATCATGAGTTTTTGGTTTGGAAACAGGGCTTTATCAAAATACATGAAGGTGAAATCATGACTTTTAAATTAAGTAGACGCAGCCTTGATAGGCTTGAAGGCGTAGATGAACGCCTACAAGCAGTGGCGAAACATGCTATTACGTTAACCAAAACTGACTTTGGTGTAATTCAAGGCTTGAGAACTTTAGATGAGCAAAAAGAACTTGTCGCAAAGGGCGCAAGCAAGACTATGAAAAGCCTTCATCTTGAGGGCAAGGCAATCGACGTTATGGCCTTCGTAAATTCTAGGGCGTCTTGGGAACTCAATCTGTACGATGATCTTGCGGATGCAATCAAAGAAGCTGCAATTATTGTTGGTGTGCCTATTCGGTGGGGTGCCGCGTGGCATATAGATGACATCCGCAAATGGGAAGGCACGATGGAGGAGGCTATGAACGCTTACATTGATTTGCGTCGATCTCAAGGCAGGCGTCCATTTATAGATGGACCTCACTTTGAAATAAGAGAGTAAATTGTTCGGGTTATTTTTTAAAAAAGAATAACTCGAACAATTGTTAGCGTTACGATAGTGGCGTAAATTGAGTTTTTGTGTATAATCGCCTTAGTAGGAGTTTGCTGATGCCATTTACCAAGCTACAGTTTCGCCCCGGCGTTAATAGGGAAACTACTTCATATGCAAATGAAGGTGGTTGGTTTGATATTGATAAGGTTCGCTTTCGCTTTGGTTTTCCAGAAAAAATTGGAGGTTGGTTAAAGTTATCATCCACCACATTTTTAGGGACTTGTCGCGCATTGCATCCTTGGGTTGCTTTGGATGGATCAAGCTATATAGGCGTTGGTACTCATCTCAAATATTATATTGAAGAAGGTGGTGGTTATAATGATATTACGCCTATCCGCGTTACAACAGCAGCAGGAGATGTAACTTTTTCTGCAAGCGCAAATACATTGAGCGCAAACATCACTGCGGCAGATACAACAATTAGCTTAACATCTGGAACTGGATTTCCTGATTCGGGCAGAATTAAGATAAACAGTGAGATTATTACTTATGCTTTAAAATCAGGAAATGATTTAACAGGCTGTGTAAGAGGTGTAAATAGCACAGTAGCTGCATCTCATACTTCTGGTGATGCAGTTTTATGTGCTACTTTGATTGTGACAGACGCAGATCATGGTGCGCTAGAAGATGATTTTGTTACGTTTAGCGGTTCTACTGCATTAGGTGGTAACGTTACTGCTGCGGTGTTAGACCAAGAATATCAAATTACAGTAATCATAGATTCTAACAGCTATCAAGTTGAAGCGCGTACTGTTTCTACTATAGCAGAGATTACTACGACTTCTGGTTTAAATCCTACATATGTATTTGCTACAACATCCGATTCAGGTAATGGTGGATCTTCTACTGTTGGTGCTTATCAAATTAATACTGGAATTAATTCTACGCTTCTTGGGACTGGCTGGGGGTCTGGAACATGGAGTCGAGGCACATGGGGATCTAGTTCATCTTTAACTGTTTCAGGCCAAACGTTGCGTATTTGGTCGCATGACAATTTTGGTGAAGATCTCATCATTAACGTTCGTGATGGCGATATTTATTATTGGGATAAAACAAATGGTTTCGCAACTAGAGCACAAAAACTATCTGGACTTGTTGGGGCAAATAAAGTCCCAACTATCGCAAAGCAGGTTATTGTATCTGATCGTGATCGTCATGTTATTGCTTTTGGTTGTGATTCTGAAATAGATCCGGGTGTTCAAGACCCATTGCTAATTCGTTTCTCTGATCAAGAGGTTGTTACAGAGTGGCAATCTCTTGTAACCAACACAGCAGGTGATTTGCGCATAGGGTCAGGATCTCAAATTATTACAGCGGTAGAAACAAGGCAACAAATTCTTGTATTTACTGATGTTTCTCTTCACGCAATGCAATATCTTGGGCCACCATTTACCTTTGGTATCAACGAAATATCCACAAACATAACTATTGCGAGTCCTCTTGCTGCAATTCCAGTTGAAGACAATGTGTTTTGGATGGGTGCAGAAGAGTTTTATGTGTATAATGGTGCAATACAGCGTTTGCCTTGTTCTGTGCGTGATTACGTTTTCACCAACATCAACATTGCGCAGTCAGAAAAAATAACAGCGTCAACTAATACCGCGTTTTCAGAGGTAACATGGTTCTATCCATCTGCCTCAAGTAACGAAAATGATCGCTATGTAACTTACAATTATGGTCAACAAATATGGTATTACGGTACTTTGGAGCGTACATGTTGGCTTGATCGTGGAGTAAATGCTGATCCTATTGCCGCATCTCCTGATCATTATTTATATTATCATGAAATCGGCTTTGACGATGGTAGCACCAGTCCTGCAAGCCCAATTAGCGCATATATTGAATCTAGCCAAATGGATCTTGGAGAAGGCGAACAATTTATGTTTATGCGCCGTATGATACCAGATGTGACGTTTAGAAACTCTACAAGTTCCAGTCCTAGTGCCACAATGACTCTAAAGGTAAGAAACTTTCCGGGGGGCGATTATCTATCATCAGATGCAAATTCAGTAACAAAAACTGCATCAGTTCCCGTTGAGCAATTTACAGATCAGATATTTGTTCGGCTTAGAGGGAGATCTTTTGCTTTTAGAATTGAAAGCGACGATGAAGGTGTTACATGGAGGCTTGGTTCTCCCAGAGTTGATGTAAGACCTGATGGGAGAAGGTAGTGTCTAGAAACTTAAATCTTCCGTTTTTTCCTGTTCCCCCAGCAGATTATGAGCAAAGATATTTTGCAGAAGTTGTACGTGCATATTCCACCTATCTATTAAACATGCAAAATCCCGGTGAGGGCCGTAATACATTTACTGTTTTTACAGATTTGCAGACAGATGATAGTGGTTTAGAAGTCGGTGCCGTGTTTAATCACGGTGGCTATTTGAAAGTAACAGAAGCAAACACACCACACGTTCGTGGTTCCGCAGGAACTGGCGGCGTTGGTACAGTAACGGTGACAACATCATGAGTGATACAATTCTTACAATGCCAGATGGCTCTACTTGGAAACCTTCTAGTAGCACAGATACAGTTAGTTGTGCGTCTTGTCCTAACGAGGTCGATACTCCTGCTGAGATCGCATCATATCCAGATGGCAACTGTCCAGATTGTGGCAACCCGTGGACGGGAAGTGAAAAAAGAAGTACAAATATTCGGGTTACGGCCCCGGAAGCTATTTCTGGATCGACACTCTAGTATTTTATACAAACATTTGGTAACTTAATGGCAGTGGTCACGAGGTTTATATGATGCAAAACATGGCAAGGTACGGAAGAGGCGGCGATACAATGATGGCGCACGTTACTCCGGGTGAGATGGTTGTGCCTAAAGAGGTTTTGCGAAACAGCCCTCAAGTGGCTCGCGGTTTAGGCACAGCATTTAGAGATGTAGGCGCAGATCCAAAACGTTATGTGGTGGGTTCAGGCCAAAACAGCATAAACCCAGTTACTGGAGAGAGAGAGTTTTTCTTTGACAAAATTATTGGAGCATTGTTTGGCGGTGGCGGGGGTGGCCTTCTTAGCAATCCAATGGTTCAAGGCGCTCTTGGAAACCTTGCAGTACAAGCCATTCGTGGCAAAAAACCCTCTTTGCGCGATGCACTAATTGGCGGTGCGATAGGCGGTGGGCTTGGCGCAATTAGTGGCGCAGGCACAGGTATGGATTCTCTTGATGCGTTGCTAGGAGTAACAAAAGCTACAGGCGGCGCAACTACGGGAGCGGCTCTTGCGGACCCCGCAATAAGGTCAGCTTTAAGTGGTGGACCTAAAAGAGCAGAGGGTCTTTTAGGTTTAGGAGAGCTTTTTAACACCAATCCTCAAAAGGGAATTGGGCGCATCTTAAATACCAAAGCAGGAGAGGCTTTGGCGTTCGGTCTTGGCTCTCAGTTGCTAGATTCTTTATTTACTGAAGAAGAAGATCCTGATCCATACGGCATGATGGAGCGTTTTAATCGACCATTCGGTCAAGGCCCAATACGCTTCAAGAAAGTTAATCGCCCTAGTGGAACAGCGAGTGAGCTAAGGGCAATGTACGCAAACAAAGGTGGGCCTGCTTACTTTCCAAGGCGCAATGGTGGTATAATGCCAGAAGAAGGTTCTGGAAAAAAAGATGACGTTCCTGCTATGCTGACAGCGGGAGAGTTTGTTATGACTCGTGATGCAGTAAAAGGCGCGGGAAACGGAAACTTGAATAAGGGTATTCAGCGAATGTACGGCGTAATGGATAACCTAGAGAGGATGGCCTGATGTCAGATACGGTTACACAGATTCAAGCTAGGCCGCAGTATATACAAGACATTGATGAAGCCCTGCTTATGCGAATTTTTGGGACGCCTGATGCCTCGGGTGTCCTGCAAGGTGGTTTAATTGATGATCCTGAGCTTTTTAACATTCCCGATTATGTTCAAGCTACCAGCCCCCTTCAGGATGCTGTAGCAGGCACGTTTGCCACCCCAGAGCAACGTCAAGAATTTATGGACAGGTATCTTCCTTACTTTCAGGATGCCGAAGGAATTGCTAAATTTTTACCAGAAGCTAAATCTGCTATAGGGACTGGTGAAACCACTATAGGCAAAGCTCTTACAGATTACATGCCAGATGCAAAAACTTATTTGCAAGAAGGCAGAGGTTCTGTAGGCGCTAAAGACATTTACGATACTGAATTAACTAAGGCTAAAGAGCAGGTTGATCTTTCAACTGGTCAATTTGCTGGCTCAGAAGATCCTTATGCATTAGCGCGGGAACGTGCAGAAACTGGTTTAGGAGAATTTGGTGCGCGTGAAGCATTTGAGCGCGGCACTGGTCGTGCCTTTGAGCTTGCAGAAGAAGGTTTGGGTCGCTTCGATCCGGGTGCAAGAATTGAAAGTTTTATGGACCCGTACAAAGAGCAAGTTATTGATGCTGCTATGCAGCGGATTGATCGTGAGGGCGCACAGCGCCGTCAGCAGGGTGCAGCAAAAGCAATCGGTGCAGGCGCATTTGGCGGATCTCGTGCAGGTGTGCAAGCGGCAGAAACAGAACGAGCCATTGAAGAGACAAAGCAAGGAACAATTGCTGATTTGTTATCTCAAGGCTTTGATAAATCTATGGCAAATGCGATTGCTACAGATGAAGCGGCTCGCAAACGTGCTTTGCAGGCGTCTGGACTTACTGGTCAGTTGGGTGCAACTGGTGCTTCTCTTGAGTCTTCAGCATATGAAGATGCAGCAAAACGTGGATTGGCTGGTGCGCAGTTAGAAACGGGCATAGCTGGCGCGGAAGAAAGAATGAGCATGGAGGCTTTTGAGGCCGCTAAAAAAAGGCAAGCAGCCGCTGCGGACATGTATCGCAGCATGGGGCTATCTGCTGCTGACGCTCAAGTTAAAGCAGAAGAAGATGAAATGAAGCGCAGCTTGGAAGCTGGTCGTTTAATGGGTGGATTGGGACAAACCTATGGTGCGCTTGGTGGGGCGCAGGCTGACATAGGTAAAGCCTATGGTGCTTTAGCTGGAACTTCTGCTGATATTGGTCGTGTGTATGCAGGCATGCAGCCTGCCGATCTTGGCTTTATGTATGAGCTAGGTGGTAAAGAGCGTCAATACGGTCAACAGTATCAAGACATGCTGCGTCAAAATCAATTAAACATAACACAGCAAGCACTTGCGCCATATAGCTATGGTCAGACGTTCTTAACTGGATCGCCATCTGCATCCATGTATGGTCAATTTACGCAACAGCCATCGTCAGCGCCAAATCCGTTCATATCGGGCGTAGGGGCTTATGCGGGTCTTCAGGGCCTTAGTCAGCAAAGAGCATAGGGGAATTAAATGACTGATACTTCTGGTCCACTATCCTTAGATGAACGCATTGCTGCTGCACGGCGTGAGGCTGAACGCTCAACAGGTCAAGTAACAGGGTTTGGAGAAAATCTTGTAGATCGTTTGCTTGGTGGGGTTTCTGCGGGTGGATACGGGATCATGGGTGGTGTTACCGATTTGGCTGGTAACTTAGGAGCGTTTCTTGGTGGTCCGTTTAGTAAAGACGCAGCTACGTTGGAAATGTTTTCTGACGAAGCGTATCGCCGTGCATTACCTTTGCTTTTGGAGGGTTATTCTGAGGGCAGTAAAACCGCAGCCGAAGACGCTTTGCCTATGTTTTTGTTTGAAGAAAAGGCAATGCGTGAAGCAGAGGCGGCAAAACAACAAGATCCACTTTTTTTGGGTGAATTTGGCGATATTGCCATGCCTTCAGAAATTGATCCCAAGGCTGCATCTGAGCAATTTGGTGATGTTGAATTTCAAATGGATGACATTGCTAAAGACCTTGCTGCGCTTGGTCCTGTGTCGAAAAAGATGGATGCAGATCAAGAAGCAATTACTGATTTAGCTATAGAAAACCAAAAACAAAAATTAAAAACTCAAAGATCTGTAGATAGTGCAATAAACCAAAAAATGAACCAAGATGCTGCTGCAACTGGTGGCATAGGTAAAGTTTCCCAAGAAAACGTTGAAGATGCTTTCGTGTCGGCTCTTAAAGATTATATGGAATCTTCTGGAAAATCAGATACACCTTTACCAAAAGAATCTCGTGAAGATGCTTTAGCTCGTTATAAAAAAGAGTTTGAAGAGGCCACAGGTATAGACGCAAGCGGCAAGGTTGACAAAAGCAAAGCTCTTATGGCGTTTGGCTTGGCGCTTATGCAAAACAAAGCTGGACGTGGATTTAACGTTGGAAAAATGCTTGCATCTGTTGGTGAGGCTGGACAGGCTGCAATGCCTGCTTTGGAAAAAGCTGAAGAAAGAGCTTCTGCTGCAAAACTTGCTGCTGGTAAATATGCACTGCAACAAATTGAAAATGATGAAAACGCTCGGGCTGCACTTGCAAAAGAGCAAAGATTGGCAGCAAAAGAAGCTCAGTTAAAATGGATAGATTTTCAACAAGAAGTTTTTCTTAAAAATCTTGAAGGCAAAGAAATTTCAGACTCCAAAGATTTAGAAATTATTCCGGGTCTTGAAATTTTGGTAGGAACCTCTGGTGGTAAAAGTGTTTTTTCTCGTCCAGAGTTTACGGCGCGTACTGTTGGAAATGCATACAGAACAACGCAAGTTGCCATGAGCGAGCTTGGTAAAATTGAAGATGCCATTTTAGAAGTACAATCATCTGGATCACCAGCTATTAAACTTGTTGCAGACCAATTTAATACTTTTCTTGTTGGAATTGGCTTAAAGGATGCAAAAGTTACTTTTGGAGAATCTGGTGTATCACCCGCGCAACAAGCTCAGGCGTTGCGTGATTCTTTAATTGCGGAGTTTAAACGCTTCCTGACACAAGAAACTGGCAACGGTATTTCAAATGTGGACATTCAGAACATGGAGCGTTTGATGGGTAAGATGGACATCTTTGGAAACCCACAAGATGCTCTCAATCGTGTTGATCAAGTTCGTGGTATTTTTGAAGCCAAGGCAACTGCGCTTACACCATTTATTAATGATTTGGCTGATTCTTATTATTATGTTAATGATAATAGTTTTCAAAAAGCTCAAGAGGCTCTTGCAACAAGCATGGGGTATGGCGGTTCGAAAAAACAACCATCTCTAGCTGATGGTCGCACCGTTATTGATTTAACAGGGGGTTAATATGGGTCAAGTATCGGTCAACACAAAATACGGACCAATTGACTTTAAAATTACTGGCGATGCCCCTACAATTGGCGAACGCATGGAAATTGATAAAGTCATTGCAAATCCTCGTGCTTATTTGCCTCAAGAAATAATTTCTGATTTTGATAAAAAACAAAAAGGTTTTGATCCTCAGTTTGACGTTGAAACGGGTATTAAAGACCTTGGACTGCGCCGTGCCTTGAGTTTAGCTGATGATGCGGAAGAAGAAGAAGCTGCTCTTGCAATGAAGGGATTAAAGCCAGAAGATTACATAAGAGACAATCGTGGTCGTCTTGCTTTGACGCCATCTGGTGCAGCGAAGTTTGGTGTAGAAACAGACAAGAATGTTCTGATTGATGAATCAGGCTTTAGTCGCGCTGATCTAGCGGATTTAGCAGGCATGGGACCTGAAGTCGGGGGTGCAATCGCAGGTGCGATTGGTGGTCAAGCTGTAATACCTATTCCAATTTTGGGTGCTGTAATTGGTGCCGCAGTAGGGGGTGGCGGTGGTAATTTGCTTGAAGAAGGCATTGAAGCCGCTATGGGTATATCAAGGCAATCTGCGGCAGAAATAGCCAGAGACACTGCTATAGAAGCTGGTATAGCTGCTGCGGGTGAAGGTATAGTTGGCCTTATCGGTAAGTCTTTTGGAGTTGTAGGGCGCGGTTTAGGACCACAGAGACTAACGCAAGATCAAGCAAAAACAATTAAAGAGAGCTTAGAAATGGGCGTTGCTCCAGCGCCGGGTCTTGTTGGCGCTCCTGCTCTTATTGCTCGGGCTGTTGCTACAGAGGAGCAGATATTTAAAGGCTCTGCACGTACTCGCTCAAACAATGAAGCAATTCAAACCGCGTTAGATGATCTTCGTGCAAGAGCGGGAACCAGTGACCCAGATGCTCTAGGCCGAACAATTATAGCGGCTGTGCAGCAAGGCGATGAAACTTTGGGCCGCGCTGTTGATAATGCAGGTGTTGCCATACTTCGTGGCATGGAAAGCACTGCTGATGATTTGGGCCGTGCAGCGACCAAGGATTTGCAACTTGATCAAGATTTGTATGGTGCATTTCGTGCCGCCTATGAAAACTTTGACAACATAGCGCAGGCAAAATGGACCCGCATCAATCGTGCAATGGAATCACCAATTGGAGACTCTAGGTTCATCCCAACAGCAGACATTGCAAAAAAAGCACGAGATATGAGAAAGAGCTATAGACCCACTCAAGCAGGGACAACTGGCGGGACTATGGAATCAATGCTTGAGCGTATAGGCTTGTTAGGCAAAAAATCTTCTTTTTCTGAGCTTTATAACGCTCGCAAAAGTTTAACCGATTTACTTAGGAAAAATGCTCGCTCTCAAACAATTCAACGCGAAGGTCGTGTTTTTCTTGATGCTTTGGACCGCAGATTAGAACTTCTGACAGATCCAAAAGCTATTGCATCATTTGCTGCTAATTCGGGTAGAAACATTGATGGTGCAGCATTAAGGCAAATTTCTGATGCTGCATCTGATTTGCGCGGTGCGCGTGAGTTTTACGAAAAAGGCATGAGATACTTTGATGAAGTAGGATCTGCTGCATCTATTCGTGCCATTCGGGAAGAACTTAAAAATGGTGTAGTTCCGAACGTTGAAGAAACTGTCTTCAAACTCGTAAAGCCAAACAAGCCAAGGTATTTGATCGCTGCTAAAACTTTGTTTGATGAGTTTGGAGGAAGAGGTTCTTTTGAGACTTTTCGTCAACGTATGGCATCACAATGGCTGAGAAATTCATTAGAGAAGTCTGTAAACTCAGCACGTCCTGATAAGTTTAGCGCGTCTGCATTTAATAAAGATGTTAAAGCATTAGGCACAACATTAGATCAATTGTTCGGGCAACAAGCAAATGCAATTCGAAAGCTCGCCAATGAGATTGATTCTGTAAGTCTTCGTAATGTTGATCAAAGTGTAATTGATCGTGTAATTGCATCTGGCGCAGATGAAAGTTCAGTTGGCTTGTTGCGTAATCTTAAAGAAGCTCAAAAGGAAGCGTCAGAATTTGCGCGTGACAGAGCAATCAACGCATTTCGTCGTGAGGGTCTTAGCCCACAAGAGGCGGCTGATTTGATTGTTAATGGCTCAACAAAGCCAACCACAATAACCAAGATCATGAAGTATTATGATAACTCTCCTGAAGCTATGCAGCAATTGCGTGGCACATATATGGAGCATATCATTGGTGACTTTGGTGAGAGCTTCTTAGTTGAACCAAAACAGCTAAAGGCTTTTGGAACAAGACTCATAAAAGAATATGACTCTGGCAAACTTGGCGCAGTTTTTGGCGAAGAGATGGCAGACGAAATGGCTAAGTTTGGTCGTGTTCTTAACTTTAATGCCCGTACTGTCGAGGGCGGTGGTCTTGTTGCGGCTAACATTGCGGCAAGTCCAGTTCAAAACCTTGGCAAGTTGTTGCGCTACAGCATAATTGGTCGCGTCTTTTCTAGTCCATTGTTTTATAAAAACTTATCAAAACGTGTAAATGCAATGACAGGTGAAGGTGTATCTAGGCCAGAAGCTGTAGGTAGAATTATATCGCAGGCGCTATCTTCTGCTGTTGCTCAAACAAGTGCGCAGTCTATCGAAGAGGGCGTATCGGAGACGACAAAACAAAGCAGAGCTTACCTTGATTCAATGGCACAACGACAGCAGCGCCCGGCATCTCAAACTATAACCCGAACAAATATTCCGGTTCCTGAAATACCCCCGGTACAAACACCTGCTGTTTCTGATGTTTCTAATATTCGTCAACGCGCAAGAGAAAACCCAGCAGTGGCTGCAACACTACTGGGCGGTCTTGGAAGCGCGGGGTTGCTTTAATCTTCTAATACAGAAGCAATGCCACCCAAGTTGTGACGCCTGTCATAACGAGATGCCACCTTTGCTTGCACATCGTCATAAGCATCATCAATCATGCGCGACAACTGGCGTCCAATAGCACGATCTTCATGATCCGCTATTTTTACTAATTTGTCGTAAGCATCTATTGAAACACCTACAGATTTGTATTTTACTGGATTCGGCATGGAGGACTTTCCCATAAATGACGTTTCCTACTGTATATAATCCCAAGCGGCGTGGGTCAAGACCCAAGTATGGTAATAAGAAAGTAACTGTTGATGGCATCAAGTTTGATTCCAAGTGGGAGTCACAGCGTTACATGTACCTCAAGTCGCTCGAACGCGCAGATCAGGTCAAGGATCTTGAGCTACAAGTGCGCTATAATATAGCGGTCAACGGCGAGAAGATTTGCGCTTACGTTGCAGACTTTCGATACCAAAAGCAAAACAAAGACGGCGACTGGTACGAAGTTGTCGAAGATGCCAAGGGCGTTGAAACCCCTGAATTTAAACTGAAAAAGAAATTAATGAAAGCCGTTCACGGCATAGAAATATTTTTATCTAAAAAAAGTCGTTGACATGTCCCAAGCTATATGGGATAGGTAAGGCTCTAGTAATTTAAAGCGGAAAGGAATCGACATGAATAGTCGTGAACTGTTCGAGCGTCGAGAGGAACTCAAGCACGTTATCAGTGAATTGCGTGATGAGTTGAAAGACGTTGAACAACAACTCCATGATACATTTTTTACCCAAGCGCGTGATGCTTTACGCGCAGACGGTAAAGACTTTGGCACCACATATATTGTTGCAGGCAATCGTAAGCTGAAGGCTACGGTGCGCAAGAAAGTCGTGTGGGACCAAGACGAACTTGGCTGCGTCTTAGAGGCAATGCCAGAGGAAGACGCACGTCATTACGGTAAGCTGACACTTGCTGTTGACGAGCGTAAATACACAGCGGCACCACCCGCTATTCGCAACCTTCTTGAGCCATGTCGGACAGTTGAAGTCGGTGGCTTTACAATTGAGGAATCAGACTAATGAACTTTACTAGCAAGTTAGACGTCAAGCTGCAAGAAATGATGAATGCTTCTGATCCAATTGATCGAAAGCAAATTCTATTTAGTGCAGAAATCACCGCTGAAGAAATGAAGAAAATCAGCGAAATGAACTACAAAGGCAATCGTGATTTGCACCGCCCCACATTTCGCAAATATGTCAGGGCAATGAATCTTAATCGTTGGGTTTTAACTCCCGAACCTTTGGTCTTTGTCAAACAAGGAACAGAATGGGTTATGATTAATGGCAATCATAGATCAAATGCTCAAATTGAAACGGGAACAACAAATTGTTATTCCATTGCAATTGTTGATTCCATCGACAGGTATAAATACTTGGATCAAGGAAAGGTAAGAACCAACGCAGATATTATTGGGGCGCACATCAATATTGTTCAGCCAATTCAATATCTTCTTCGTGCTTCTTCTTTCGTTTCACATCCAATGCCAGAAGATGTGGAAAACGTCCTGAGAAGTCGAATTGGTGAATTGCTTTCTGAAGTTGAATATGAAATCAAGCCACCGCGCAAAAGCGGAAGCATTTGGAAACAAACAGCGTTCAAAGCTGCGTTTGTAATGGCAATCATGACAGATCGCGTTAGCTATGAAAATGCTTATGATGTTTATGATTCACTTTCTCATGGTGATCTAAAAGAATGGCCTGATGTTTTCGTGCAGCTTTATCGGCAGGTCATGGAAAGTTCTATTTCTGTCAATAGAACAGGTCAATCTTTGGACAATGATTATTTCATGCGCGGAATGTTTGCGTTTGAACATCATAGCAGCGAAGGGAAAACCTTGGCGATTCATAACAACTTTAGAAACTCTGTCAAAGAAGACGTGTTTGAAGTCATGAAGCAGTTTACGCCAATCGAAGAAAAGGCGGCAGCGTATGAGGAGGCAAAGTGATGAATATTTTTGAAAAACTTGATCTTAAATGGCAAGAAATGCACAACACCGATTGCCCTTTGGACAGTAAGCAGTTGACCTTTAATTCTCTTCTTTCTTCAGAAGACGCAAAAAAACTGTGTGAGTTCAATTACAGTGGCAACAGAGACTTAAACAATCAAAACTATAGGCGATTTGTTAGGTCGATGAATTTAAGCAGGTGGGACTTAACCCCAGAGCCGTTAGTGTTTACTAAATATGATGGCTCTTGGGTTCTTATCAACGGAAACCACCGTTTAAATGCACAAATTGAAACCGGAAAACAAATTGCTTATGCGGTGTCAATTGTCAGAGAGCTTGAAATTTTTAAAATTCTTGATCAAGGAAAGGCACGTTCTATCCATGAAATCCTTAACATTGAAAAACAAGTAAGCGGTCCAATCGCTTATCTTTTCAGGTCTGCAACTTTTGTAAGAGATCCCTCGCATGAAGATGTTCATAAGGTCATTAATACTAAAGTTGGAAATCTCTTAATTGAAATTGAACAAGAGATTAAGCCACCTAAAAGTGCAAGAAGTCCTTGGAAATCACCTTCCTTTAGAGCGGCATATGTTATGGCGATTGAGTTGGGTTTAATTGAACATGAAAAGGCTCGTGAATTGTACAATGTAATCTGCCATTCAAACATTAAAAAATGGCCTGATGTATTTGTTTCCATGCACAAACAAATCATGGAAAAAACCATTGGGATCGAAACAGGTGGCAGGACCCTTGATAACACAAATTTTATGAGAGGGATGTATGCCTTTGCAAATTCTGATTGGGAAGGTGATCATATGTCTGTGCATCAATCTTTTAGGAAAAAACTAAAAGAAATGGTTCCAAATTATATGAAAAAATACACGTTAGAAGAAGAAAGGATGGTGTCATAATGGCTTTGCAAATTATCACAGCCGATCAGCGTCTCGCTGAAAAGAAAGGCCACAAGATCGTGGTATGTGGGCAAAGTGGTGTGGGTAAAACCACACTCGCCCGAACATTAAACAGCGCAAGCACGTTGTTCTTGGACCTTGAGGCGGGTGATGCTGCAATCGAAGGACACCCGATTGACGTTATTCGTCCTCGCACATGGACAGAGTGTCGTGACCTTGCCTGTTTCTTGGGCGGACCTAATCCCGCGCTTAGTGAGGATCAGCCTTACTCTCAGGCGCATTACGATTATGTTGCCTCAATGTTTGGAGACAGTGCAGAAATCTGGCAGAGGTACGATACTCTTTTCGTGGACTCTATTACTGTTGCAGGGCGTTTGTGCTTTCAGTGGTGCTTACAGCAGCCTGAGTCGCGCTCTGAGCGGTCAGGGAAGCTGGACACACGCGCAGCTTACGGAATGCATGGACGTGAGATGATGTCATGGCTCACACACTTGCAGCACATCCGCGAAAAGAATGTGATTTTTGTTGGCATTCTTGACGAAATCACAGATGATTATGGGCGCAAGCAATATGCGCTGCAAATCGAAGGCAGCAAAACTGGTCGTGAATTGCCCGGGATTGTTGACGAAGTAATTACAATGGCAATCCTGTCAGGGGATCACGGTCAGTATCGTGCATTTGTCTGTCAGCCATTGAATGAATGGGGATACCCTGCAAAAGATCGCAGTGGTCGCCTCGAAACTTTGGAAGAGCCGCATCTTGGCAAACTAATGGAAAAGATGTCTAGTGGTTCTCCAGAGGACTCCAAGGATTTGACGTTCGTTGATCCTGCAACTCAAAACTCTAGCGAAGAGGTAGCATAATGCTAAATTTAAATAATGTACCCGCCGACGATAATTCACAAAACCGTGAGTTTACGTTAATCCCGAACGGCACAGTGTGCCGCGCCGTAATTGTTGTAAAGCAAGGCGATACAGAAGTTCCAGAGTTTGGCTCTGGCCCGTGGTTCAAGAAGTCCATGTCATCTGCGGCAAAATGGATGGAGCTTGAGTTCACTATCATTGGTGGTGAATATGATCGCCGTAAGTTCTGGGATCGCATCTTTGTCGATGGTGATAAGATGGGCCAGAGCGGCATCCCGCAGGCCAAAGAGATTGGTTTGCGCACATTGAAATCAATTGTCGAAAGTGCGCGTAACATTGATCCTGCGGACATGTCGCCACAGGCACAGCAAAACAGAAATATTTCTGGTGTTTTTGACTTAAATGCTATGGAAATCTGTGCTAAGATTGGTATTAAGAAAGGAACAAACGGCTACAGCGATAGCAATCGCTTGGTTGCCGCCTTGACACCTAATTCGCGGGAATTTATCCCAAGTGGTCAGGCTCCAGTAATGCAGACCCCAGCGGCTGCACAGTCGATGCAACAAGTGGCACCCACAGCGCCACCACAAGCGTCAGGAGCAATCCCATCTTGGGCTAACAGATAATCTAGCGGCAAGGCCATTCCGCGCCTGCTAGACCTCTGACCGGGGGGCAGAGGGCCGCATACCCCCCACCAATTCTAGCGAACAGGTGTTTTATGTTATTACGTCCCTACCAAGAGGTAGCCGTGAACGATGCTATCAAGGCACTCGACAAACACGGTAACACTCTCGTCGTTGCGCCCACAGGTGCAGGCAAAACCATCATGCTTTCCGCGCTCGTAGGCAAGCGCCACAAAGAAGGCAAAAAGATTCTTATCGTCCAACACCGCGACGAACTTGTTGAGCAAAACCAATCCAAGTTCAAAAAGGTGAACCCCTACATTACCACAAGCATCGTCAATGGAACGGTCAAGCATTGGGACGGGGATGCAGTGTTCTCAATGGTTCAGACCATTTCACGCGAGCGTAACCTTAGACACCGCCCCAAGTTTGACATGGTGGTCATTGATGAAGGCCACCATGCTGCGGCTCCCACATATCGCCGTGTGGTTGATGCCGTGCTTGAAGACAATGACAAAGCAGAGATTGTGGGCTTTACAGCCACGCCCAACCGTGGTGATGGCAAAGGATTGCGCTCTGTGTTTAACAACTGCGCACATCAGATTGAAATCGGCTCTCTAATTCAAGAGGGCTTTCTGGTGCGCCCCAAAACATTTATCGTCGATCTAGGTGTAAATGATCAACTGAATAAAGTCACAAAGCGCGGAAAAGAATATGACATGGAAGAGGTCGCCGCTATCATGGACCGCCAAGTCATTAACGATAGAATTGTTCGAGAGTGGCGGGACAAGGCAGGTGATCGCAAAACTGTTGTATTCTGTTCAACAATCAAACATGCCGAAAATCTTTGCTTGGCGTTTCTGCTTGCAGACATTAAGGCAGATTACGTCACAGGCGAAACGCCAAAAGAAGAAAGATCGCAAATGCTCCATGACCTTGAGCATGGTGATTTGCAGGTTGTGGTCAACGTAGCGGTGCTTACAGAGGGGTTTGACGCCCCGCCTGTGTCATGTGTCGTCCTGACCCGTCCCTGCTCTCAGAAAGGCACTATGGTCCAGATGATTGGTCGTGGGCTACGCATCGTTGATCCAGAGTTGTATCCAAACACAATCAAAACTGATTGCATTGTCATGGACTTTGGGACGTCTGTAATTACGCATGGCAGTATTGATGATGTCGCCAACTTGGATGGCAGGGAAAAAGCAGAAGGGGGAGAAGCGCCGACAAAAATCTGCCCAGAGTGCGAGGCCGAAGTTGCCCCGAACACCCGCGAATGCCCATTCTGTGGTCACATCTTTGAAAAGGTTAAAAAAGACGTACTCGAAAACTTTGTGATGACCGAATACGATTTAATGCAGCTATCTCCATTTATGTGGATCAGCCCATTCCAAGAGGGCAACGCATTGATGGCTATGGGCTTCCAAGGATTTGCATTTGTAGGCCACCTTCAAGAAAATATGTGGATTGCAATGGTAAAGCAAAACAAGGGTCGCGTTCGCACAGTAGCGATTGGTGAGAAAGTTCACGCCATGTCAGCAGCGGACGATTTCTTGCGCGAAATTGAGGACAGTGATGCAGCTAACAAAAGCAAGCGTTGGCTCAATAACAGAGCCACTGATAAGCAAAGAAGCCTTCTATTAGACCAAGGCATTCAAATCAGCCCAATGGACTTTTCATGGACGAAATATAAAGCAGGATGCGCTTTGAATTTCTTCTGGAACAAGGACGCTTTGGAAAAAGCCTTCTATGCAGCAGAGGATAAAATCTTTGCACATTAAATTAATCACAGTGCGAGAGGGCAAGACTGGTCCAGTAGTTTACATGTGGGTAGACGGAGAAGAGGTCGGTCATGTAGAGTTAAGCACAAGGGCAGCAACTAATCTTATTAGTGACTTAGCCAAATGCATTGTGGAGAAACCTGATGCCAAGATTTGAAATGTATCTCATGCTTGCAGAGAAGAATAATGGTTCTGTCGAAACGTCTGAAATCAAGATGATTTGTTGGGTTAACAATTCAGATGATTTTTCCCAAATACAGGACAGAGCAAATGAAGTTATTAAAGACCATCTAGAAGAAGCCGACAAGGAAGTAATATTTGGAGCAGCCTCTGTCATGGTAAGAGGGCATGAGGTTTTAAACATTGGATTTAGAAACAAAGATGCGGACCCGGACGAAGTAGATGAAGTCATAGAATTGTTCGGATTACAGGAGGAGACGGCGCATTGACAGTACCATCAGCACCAAAGCCAATCGAAGAGTTGGCGCACATACTTGGCAAGTTTGGGTGGGACACCCGCTTTTCTGACCTAACAGAAGATCAAGTTCACACCTTAATATTTGGCATTCAAGAAGCACAAAATCTAGCAGCGGAGATTGAAATTGGAAAACTCGAAGAAACCTACTTTAAGTCAACAGGCACTTGGCCCTCTACTTCAATCCCCTTCTAATGCTGATCCAATCGTAGATCACATTAAAGCAGCCGTTGATAATGCAATTGTCACAGGCGAGCAGAAACGTGAACGCCGTAAATATATTGGCGCATCAAGTATCGGTGACGAGTGTCAGCGCAAAATACAGTATCGCTACCTTAACTACCCGATAGATCCCGATAAGGAGTTCAGCGCAAGAACGCTGCGCATTTTTCAGTTCGGTCATAGCATCGAAGATTATGCCGCCAAGTGGATTAAGGACGCAGGGTTTGATCTCCGCACAGAAGATAAACAAGGCGAACAATTTGGATTTGCAATAGCTGATGGTGAAATACGTGGACACATAGACGGCGTTGTTTGTGATGGACCCGTGGCTATGGGCTATCCCGCGCTCTGGGAAAACAAATCTGCTAACGATAAAAAGTTTCAAGCATTTGTTCGCATGGGCGTGGCTAAAGCAAATCCAACTTACGCAACGCAAATCGCACTGTACCAGACGTATATGGACCTAACGGAGAACCCTGCGCTCTTCACAGTGGTCAATAAAAACACGTCTGAAATCTATTATGAGCTAGTGCCCTACAATGCACCACTTGCGCAGGAGGCTAGTGATAGGGCAGTAAATATCTTGACCGCTGCAAAAGCAGGTGACATTCTACCTCGCATCGCTCAGACGAAAGATTTTTTCCTCTGTAAGTTTTGCGAGTATCGGGAAACTTGTTGGGAGGAATAAATGTGAGGTGCAACCCGATCAAAAGCGCACCCCACATTTAGTATAAAGGGTTCAGGTAGGAACAAGATAATGAATATTTTACAGTTTGGCAAGAATGCAAGGGAAGTAGCGCAAAGAATTTCAGAAGAAGTTCCAAGAGATGTTCAGCTTCGCGCTTTGATTGAAACCTTCCCAAACGGCATTAGGCGCGGAAATGATTTCCTGCTTGGCTCACTAAGCGGAGAAAAAGGTCAGTCGCTTAGAATTAACATCGACACAAAAAGTCCTTGGTTTCTAAAAGGCAAAGACTTTGAGTCAGGTGATGGTGTGGGCGGCATTACCAAAATCCTAAAAGAAGGACGTGGTTGGTCCATCCAAGAGGTTGCGGAATACTTTTCGCACCACCTCTCGAAAAACATCACGCTCCCACCAGAGAATGTTGTGAAGCTAAACAAGCCTGAAAATTTTCAGGTAACAAACACCACAGCAACAAATGGTTTTCAAAAACCCGAACAAAAGATTGTAAAGGCTCAGATTGGACCCAACACACCTTTTGAAGAAGAGTACGACTACACTGACGAGAATGGGCAGGTGCTTGTCACAGTTCGGAAATACTTTGAAAGGGATGAAACTGGCGAAATTGTTCGAGATGGGAAAGGGAAGCCAAAGAAACAATTTCGCCAGTTCATGAGCGGAGGCCAAGGAATACCCGATCCTAGACCCTTATATAACATACCCGACATTGTAAGCGCCGACAAGGTAATTTGGGTTGAAGGAGAAAAATGCGCGGACGCTCTCAATGAGCTAGGCTACACAGCGACATGCACCATTGGTGGCGCAGGTATGCTTTCTGAAAATACAGCAAGCAAGTTCGACTTCACACCATTGCGAAATAAAGATTTAATCCTGTGGCCCGACAATGATGAAGCAGGGAAAAAGCTCGCAAAGATCGTAGAAGCACAAGCAAAAAACGCAGGTGCAAAGTCCACAGTGATGTTGCAAATCCCATCCACAAAGCCAGAAAAGTGGGACGCTGCGGACGCTATCGAAGAAGACTTTAACATTAAGAAATTTCTCAAAGACCATGAAAGTAAAGTAAAAAAACCAATATCTTTCTTGGACGATAGTCTGATTGTAGATAAGTATTTCATTGGTGCCGCACCCGAACAAAAGTTTCTTATCGGAAACACAATACCTCTCGGTGTACCAGTGGTGTTCGCCGCAGCAGGTGACAGTGGTAAAGGCATGATGACGCTTGACTTGGCAATGAAGGTTGCCTCTGGCGCATCTATGCAAAATGCATTCGGTGGTCTGGTCGCAGAGCACGGAGACGCAATTATTATCACGGCAGAGGATGACAAAGACGAAATGCATCGTCGCATCTCTCGGCTAGATCCCATGCGCTATCGTGAAACCTATGATCACAAGCTACGTGTTTTGCCGTTGCCAAACCTCGGTGGCGTGTTTCCAATCATGCAGAAGTTCGATCACACCTACCTCATGGGCGAAGAGTTCTCGCGCATCTATGATCAAATGCTGGAGATGGAAAACCTCAAGCTCATTGTTATTGACCCTCTCGCATCTTTCGTTCACGCGGATGTCAACGCTGATCCCGCAGCAGGAGCAGCATTTATGGGACTTCTCGCGCAGATGGCTACAGAGACAGGTGCAACTGTAATGGTCAACCACCACATGGCAAAGGTTGACGCCAAGGAACCAATTTCAACGCCAGAGGAAGCGCGTAATAAAATCAGAGGGACATCCGCTATCGTTGATGGTGTGCGCTCTGCATTCGCAGTATGGCAAGTGGACGAAGGCACAGGAAAGCAAAGGTGCAGGGATTTAAACGTACCATACACAAGAAACGCAGTCTTTGATGGCGCAGTCGTTAAATCCAACGGCCCAGCCAATCGTGAAATCAGGCACTTTATTCGCAATTCAGACACAGGTTTGCTTGAAGATCGCAGTGTGGACATTCAATCACTCGCAATGTCCGAAGCCGTCAGAGATCGCTTGGCTCACGTTGTGCAATACATTCGCATGCGTGAAGAACAGGGCTTGGCAGTAACAATCGAAGGAACGCATGATGGTGTTTGGAATACCGCAAATGGGCTGGAACCAAATGAACCATGCGTCATAGCTATTCAATCCGTAAAGCCAACAACAATCAAAATGACAATCACAAGAGCTATGCAGCAGGGGCTTGTTGAGAAATACAGATTAACACCAAGCGGACCACTAAAGTATCTCGGCGTTCCAAACGGACCACTATCTAACGGAACATACGAACCTGTTACCGGGCGCGATAATGTATAACCCGATAAAATGTTCGGGTTAAAAGGTTAACTGCCGGGCATTCCCGGTTAACTTTTTACTTGCAATGTATGGGAATACTTGGTATAAATCCCAATCTAGGAAAAAGGA